ATCAGGCCAGCCCCACTTAGTGCCAGCAGCTTTCAGCCGCATCTTGTACGCAATGTGCCGTTTGCCCTCGTTTGGCGAATGATGGAACACGCTGCCCATTGGCAATGACGCATCAAGCCATTGCACAACGTAGTTTTGAAACTGATCCTCAGTCATCGAGGCCGACTTGATAAAAGCTGTTAGGCTGTACCGCACCGTCACTGATAACTAGAATGGCGTTCATAAATTTTTGAGCTGGTATTTTGTAGTCACGATGGCTATGAGGCAAGCACCAGCGCCGGGCTACAGTCGCATGCGAAGCCCCGGTCAGCTTGGCTAAATCGACATAGCTCCAGCCTCTTTGTTTTCGATATGCATCAAGTTTCATGCCCTATGTGTTAATACAGTTGACAGCTTATGTCTATAGGCACTATATAATTTGTTGAGTGACATTAAATGTTAAGGTTATTACTATGATCGACATGCCAAACAACTTAAACAAAATGATTGAAAAATCTGGTCTGCAAAAAAAGGTTGTTGCAGAACGTAAAGGCGTAACGCCAGAAACGCTGTCACGGCACATCCATGAGCGTGTGCCAATGACGATCCAAGATGCGCGAGAGTATGCGGATATCTTAGGTTGCGCTGCTTACGAGATTATTTTTGAGACACAAGGCACACCGATTATTGGTCACAGCCATATTTATGAAGATGGCAAAATCTCAAGAAATTTATATTTGGATCTTGAAAAAGAAAGTGACGATTCTAATTCGCTTAAAAAATTAGATTGGGCTTACAGCCACACGCATTTGTCATACAAATCAGCAATCATGCGCTGGTCAATGGATGCCAAATACACTGGGCCATGGGCATACTATGGCAAAGCACATGACTATGTAATGCTTGACCCAATTCTCAATAAATATGTGCATGAAGAATGTTTTGGCAAACAGGCATATTGTTATTTGAAAAATCCATATCCATGCCCTCACGAAGGTGAGGTTCATTTAGTAGCTGGTATGCTGTATCCTGAACCGGGCGGTGTTTACCAGATAGTAAATGGTGACGTAGGCTGGCACCTAAAAGAACAAGAGCTGGTGTTTGCAACGCCTCTTGTCAGTGTAAGTTTACGACAGAGATTGCGTGGTGTGACGATGTTAAAAGGCAATGCTACAGACATATAAATATAGCTAAACCGTAACCACAAAGATAGCAATTGACATAACAAGTCAAAAGAGTTTACAGTCCTCTTCACAATGTGGAGAGGATTTTTTTATGTCGTTTTCTGATTTTGCAGCAAAGATCGAAGACCCAGTTGCAAAGCATACTGGCAATAGAATTAACTACAGATGGCATAGCAACCCATCAAACCCTGATGGATATACATTTTTTGATAAAATTATCATCAGACCAGAATTAGAAATCGCAAAAGCCATTATACGCAAACATGTAGATTCTACAGACGATAGCTTCTATCGCGCTGCACGACTGTGTGACATGCACGGTCTTTACACAGACAGCCGGGGCAAAGAACAAACCGGTGACAAGCCAATCTTGATTGGTGGCCGGGCTGTCGAGAACTACTGCACCGACATACTGGTCAACGATGTCAGCCCGGCTGACGCATACAGAGATGCGCTCAACGAGCTGCATAGTTTTCATGGCGGTTCATGGCGTGACGCTGACAAAGACAAGCGAGAGATCGAACACAAGGTCACAGCGCGCTACACAGCGGATGGCAGCGCACCGAAAAAAGGCGATGACGGCATGCACACAGAATTTGAGCTTGTGTGCAGCAATGCACTGGATGGGCTGCGCGAGGCTACGGCTGGCGCGAATCGGATTACCGGGCAGCAAAAGCTGAAAGGCAAGTTTGATGATGTAAAGCTGCCGTACCTTGGCTACGCAGACTACCAAGGTGGCGGCGTTGAGCTAAAAACAAAATGGGATAAAGGCGCTGGCACTGACAAGCCAGCCGCTAGCAGCTTGCCAAAAGAGATTATGTGGGGCCACCTCACCCAGATTGCCGGGTACTGGCACATGACTGATGTGTGGCCGACAATCGTCTACGCCAACAGGCTTGGCTACAGAGTATTTAAACCGACACTAGAACAGCTACAAGCTGGCGTTGCAGCCATTAGAGAAGCGTGTATGCGCCGTGAACGGCTGCTTGCTGCCGCATCTACCCCGGAAGAGTTACTGCGCCTCTGTGACCCTCAATGGGATCACATGTATGTGTGGCGCGATCTACCACCAGCCGTCCTAGAACAAGCCCACAAAATCTGGAGATCATAATGTTTAGTTGGTTGTTCAAATCAAAGTGCGACACAGAAACAACAACAGAGCTACGCCGTATCCGGCACATACTTGAAGCCATGCAACGCGATGCAACAAGCCGGGGTGTTCTGCAAAACGAAATTAAAACTGCAATCGAAGGGAAGCATCATGATGACAAATCTATTTGACATAGCACCACCGCACCAAGCTCACAGCCCAACAAGCGCTGCATCTGCTGAGGCCATCAAGCCAAAGTTTGGCAAGAACATGGTCAAAGCGCTGCAAGCTATCATAGCTTTGGATGGCGCGACTGATGAAGAGGGCTGCAACAAATCCGGCATGACCGGCAACAGCTATCGCCCGGCGCGTGTGAAACTAGAAGAGCTGGGCTTGGTTTTTAAAACAAACGCAACACGCAAGACAGCGTCCGGGCGCAACGCGGCAATATACATGCCGACAATGCTTGGCAAGATGGAGCTGCCGCATGACTAACCAAAGCGCTGTGAATGCAGCTATTGCAGAGGCCATGGCAGAAATAAAAACTGTGTCGAAAAACGAAAGCAACGCACACGGCAACTATAATTTTGCATCGATTGATGGGTTTCTTGGCGGTTGTCGTGATGCTTGTTCTAAACACGGTCTGCACCCAGAAATGAGCGTCATTAATTACGAACAATACCCCGGCACCAATAATAAAATGTGGGCAACCTACACATATGAGGTGTCCATGTGTCACAAATCTGGTGAGGAAACAAAGCCAGTGGTGACTGTCGTGGCTCTGCCAGTAACTGGCGCACAGACCAGCGGCAGCGCACAATCTTATGCATTGAAGCAATATCTGCGTGGCTTGTTTTTGATACAGACCGGCGAGGCAGATGACCCGGATTGCACTACACCGCAAGAGCTGGAACCGCCATTCGATTGGGATGGATGGGCGAATGAACGCCTAGTCGAACTTAAAAACATCAACAGATTCGACATGCTTGAAGAATTTGAAAACATGCACGGCAGAAAATTCGCTGAAGCGCAAACAAAGAACCCAGAAATCTACGCCACACTAGGCGAAGCTTACCAAGCAAAACAAAAGGAGCTAGAACATGGCCGGGAAACCAACATTCAAGAACAATGACGCGCAGCTAGAATGCATTTGTGATGCGTCAGGCAAGCCAAAAAAGCTGAAGCTCGCAAGCTGGGTCAACCCGAAAAAAGACGCAATGTATGATGAAGAGAAGCTCAAAGCGTGTGATCAGATCAGGGATCTTGTCATCGAACATAATTTGCAGTTTCGCGTGGTGTTTAAAGAGCCTGTGGACGATGACTACAAAAATGACAAAGAGCTTGGCGCTGTGAACATATTTGCAAACACGCCATATGTCGCGCCAGAAGACAAGAAAGCAGCCCCGGCTGCTGCACCGCAAGGCGGTGGCTTTGGGAGCTTTGGCAAATGAAGACCGGGCCAGCTCTCATCGATACACGCACGGCTGCTATCGCGCTATTCGGGCGCTGGACAGGCGGCACCAAGGATGCCGTCTACAGAATGATAGAGCGTAATGATATTGCGGCAGTGCGTGATGGGCGCAAGTATTGGATACCGGCTGCTGAGATTGAGCGTATACGAAACATGAAAGTCAATGAAGCGTAAGCGTGTTTTTGTCAGTATCGATAGTCGTAGTGACGAATCAATCGAAAGATCACAGCGTGATCAAGACCGGCGCGATAGGCTTGCTTGGCAAAAAGCAACTGAGCATCTAGCGGATGATGCCTTTGCAGATGATGATGAACATGCAATCGCTGATGATGTTGGGCAATATCTGCCGTTAGATTCGATTCACATCAGAAATAAATGAGGGGCTTGCGCCCCTCTATATTCCCATTGCAGCGGCTGTCGCGCTACTTACTTGCTTTTGCTTTTCTACATTCTTCACATAATGACCATACTGCCGGTATGTGAATGCGCTGTTAGCGTGGCCCATCAGTGCAGCCACCTCGCCCCAATCTTCACCAAGTGAGCTGATCTGGACGCTAGCAAAGAAATGTCTGAAGTCACCCCACAGCATTAGCGGTACGCCAGCGCGCTTGCAGATACGATCCATAATCTCAGCAAACTTGCGCTTGATCTGCACATTGCCAACCTCGTTTGCAAACACAAAATCATTATTAGCAGAGTGCTTTGATGAAACTTTGAGCTGGCGCAAAATAGCGATAACCTCTGCTGGCACTGGCACGATGCGTCTACCGCGTTTTGTTTTTGTGTCACCGACAGTCGGCTGATTGCCATGTTTGACAGCGCTGTCGATTTTCACAGTGCAATCTTCAAAGTTTACATTAGCCCATGGCAGTGAACGCAGCTCACCCTGACGCATTCCTGATGCGATAGCAGTCAACACCATAGCTTTGGTCAACAAGCTCTCATCGTCCAGCGTTGCAACAATCGCTTGTATGTTTTCTGGTTGGATGCGTGGCGCTCTGTCGGACACCTCTGATGACATGCCAAGCGATAGCTTATCTAATGGGTTGACCATGCCCCAGCCTTTTGTGACTGCATAGTTAAACAACATTTTTAGGCATTTGATGCGCTTCTCAGCAGTTGCTTTTGATTTGCCCTCAGCCTTTATGCCTCTAATTAAAGCACGGCCAACCTCATCGCGGTTCTTTTGCTGCATCAGTGCGTTGATATAATGCTTGCCGACAACCCTGCCATCGATCCTGATGCCAAGACAATATCGCACAGACCTAACAATCTCATCGTAATGTGATTGACTAATAT